AACAAAAAGAGGAAATTAAGTCAAGAAATGACGAACTTGCTGAGTTGGTAGAAGACCTTTCAATTGAGAAGAAAAAACTCTCAAACGAAAAAGCTCTTGAAGAAGATTCAAAGCCAGTTGCAGAAATGCCACTAGCTTCAAATGAAGCAGAAGTTAAATCTGTTGGGCAGCTTTTTACCGAGACAGATGCTTACAAAAATTATGTAGGCAAAGGTGTTAAAGGAATTGACTCTAAAGTTGAGACCAAAACAACTTTAACAACTACAGGATATCCACCAGAGACATTGCGTCAACCGGGTATTTTGGAAACAGCTCTTAGAGACCCAAACGCTGTTATATCATTATTTGATGTAATCAACACAGACCAAAATGCTTTCTCTTACTTAGAAGAGACAACATTTACAAATAACGCTGCTGAAGCAGCTGAAGGTTCTGCTGTTGGAGAAGCAGCTTTGGCTTTCACAGAGAGAACAGAAGCAATCCGTAAAATGGGTGTATTTATCCCAGTTACAGATGAATTATTAGCAGATGAAGCAGGCATTCAAGGTTACTTGAACAGCAGACTTCAAACAATGATTCGTTTAAGATTGGACAGCCAACTCCTTTCCGGAGATGGAACTGCTCCAAATATTGAAGGTATCTTAGATGCTGGTAAATCATCAGTTGGTTCATCCGACTTTAACAGTTACTCCGGTAACTTAGGAAGAATTGGCGCACTTTATAATGCAATTACAGACATTAGAGTAAATGCATTCACAGAGCCAGATGCAATTATTATGCATCCAAATGACTGGAATCAAATAGTCACATCTGTTGGCGCAGACTTCGCCGGAACTTCCGGACAAGGTTATGCAGAAAAGTCACCACTTTTCGTAGCCGCAGGCGGAATGGGCGCTGGTCCAGCTGCATCAATTTGGGGACTAAAAGTTATCCCTACCACAGCGATATCCAACAACACAGTTCTTGTTGGTAAATTCGGTGGCGGAGAAGCAGCTAATGTTGTTATGAGACAAGGTATCGAACTTGCAGTTACTGATAGCCACTCTGATTTCTTTGTTAAGAATCAGTTAGCTATTAGAGCTACAATGAGAGTTGGTTTCCCTGTTTACAGACAAGCAGCTTTCCACAAAGTACTAAATATGTAATAATATCTAGTACTTGGATATTTGAAGAGAGCCGGTTAAACCGGCTTTCTTCTTTTTATAGAGTAAAATGATTTTATTATGTCAGATATATTTAAACCAGAAAAGACAATTTGGAAAATGGCTGATGGTACTTTCTTTGAAGGTCCTTTAGCTGAACTACCTAAGTCCGGAGCTTCTAAGCTTGCACCAGCAGGTAAAGAAGTATCTAAAGCTTGGTTAAAAGAGCAAGGTTGGAAAGATAAAAAAGCTCCAGCTAAGAAAGCTCCTGCCAAGAAGGCTCCTGTTAAAAAAGCAGAACCAAAAGAAAAGGTAGAAACCAAAGCTGTCAAACCATCAGAAGATAAATAAAAAGGAGTCTTAAATGGCTCTTTGTAGCGTTAGTGATGTTGAACAGTTTCTACAAGTAGATTTAAACTCTACAGTAGAATCTTCAGTCACAAATACTTTTATACCCTATGTTGATTCTGCTATTAAAAGATTCTTAGGATATGATGTTGAAACAGCAACACATACAGAAACTTTTGACGGTAATGAACAACAAGATTTATTTCTTAGACACATACCTATAGCTTCTATAACTTCTGTTACTGAAGACGGAAATACACTTACTCAAGGAAATGAAGATGATTATGTGTATTATGATAATGGAAGATTAAGAAGAATAGTAATTCGCTGGTCTGGTATTAAACCAAAAAATATTTCAGTAACTTATGTAGGTGGGTATGCTGCAAACGCTATACCTCCTGTAATTAAAAACACTTCAGCAAAAGCCGCTGCAAGAATGCTTATGACATCATTGCAAATCGGTTCAAAAGCAGATGTTGGACAAGTAGGTTCACATTTAGCTGATAATACAGCTTCATCAACATTTGATATACCAATTACTGAAAGAATTGGTGATTATGATGTTGCTTATGCAGATGTAGTAATTCAAAATTTAACACCTGTTCTAACTCAAGGGGACATGCTAATATTAAACCCTTTCAAGAGCAGATTCTTTGTATAATTAATATATGGTACATAGAAAAGCTCCTTCCCTAGAGGAAGCTAGGGAGCTCTTTCTGTCAGACCCTAATAAAATGTTACAAACATGGGCGGATGAATGGGGAGTGACGCATGAAAGAGTTAGACAATTAAGAATAGAATCTGGCGTTCCTCAACGCGGTGCTTACAACGAAGAAACTGCTGAATCTATATTAGAAATTATTAAAACCGGAAGAGGAGGACTAACTACTCCTAGAACTTATGAAGGTCAACCTATAGGTTTAGAAAGATTTAAAACTTGGATAGAAGAAGAAGATGGTTTAGCAGAAAAAGTAGCTGAAGCTCAAAAAATTGCTTCTAAAAATTTAAAAGACCCTATTGAGAAAGAATGTAAATATTGTCGGGAATGGAAACCAGTTGAAAGTTATAAACGAAATCAAAAGTTTCTTGATGGACTTACTAGATTTTGTGTAGAGTGTATAAATATATTAAAAGAAAAAAAAGAAAATGTAAAAGAGGAAAAAGTTAAATTATGTTTATCTTGCAAAGAAGACAAGCCTGTATCAAATTTTTCAAAAAATCCTAATGCTCCCGATTCGTTAAGAATGTTTTGTAAAAATTGTCACAAAATACAAAAAAGAAAACAAAGAAGACAAGCAAGGAAATTTAATGCCTAGATATGAACATCAGTGTATTATGCACAAATGTTACTTTGAGTTTGAGGTAACCTATTCTATACACGAAGACCCTTTAATTAAATGTCCAAAATGTGCTTCTGATACTAAAAGACTTATAAGTAGAAATGTAAGATTTGAAACACCTGTTGATGTTGAATGGGAAAAGAATCCTAAAGACTTAACAGAAAAATCTTTTAAACAATATCAAAAAGCAAAGAAAGTAAAATACAGATGGTAAAAGACGAAGGAACAATAGAAAAAGTATCTGGCAAAGGTAAATACTTTTTGCATTACAAACAATTTTCAGTTTTAGAAGACCCTATTAACAAAAATAACTTTTTAATAAGTTTATATGTTCCAGTAAGAGACTTATTGTTTGATAGAACATCTATTAAACAAAATATACCAATCCATCCTAATTGCAATACAGTTGACATAAACGAACAAGTTAGTGTGGATATATTAAAAAATATTAAACAAGAATTTGGAGAAAAAGGAACCTTTCATTTAAAATCGCAAGGTATAAAAATAATATGTAAAGACTTAGAAATATCAGAAACAACTAATAGAGTTAGTTTTAAAATTACTAACTTATTACATGAAGGTATTGTTGATGGTGCAAATTTATATCAGACTATTAATAAAATGAAAACAGAAGAAATATCAAAACATTCTTATGTAAAAGTAGAGTTTTATGTAGTAAAAGATACATCTGTATCTGATGATATAGTTTCAACATTAGATTTAAAGCTATCTATTGATAAACAAATAAATTTAACAAAAAAAGAACTTCACTGGTTACAAGAAATTATTGACGAAACGGATTACAAAAATAAAATTGATGTAGTAGATGTATTGTGTTTAATTAATTTATTTAGAAATAACTACTATGACGCAGATGTAAACAATCAACCTGTGGAATCCTATTGGAATAAACAAAAAGTAAAAGAAATGTACAAAGAAAATCCTAATTCTTTTATACAGTTTAAAACTATCGTAAAAGACATACTTTACTTGTATGATTATGTAAATTGGAAAACTCAAGAGATATGGCCTAATAAAAAAGGTAGTTTAAGTAGTCTTGGTTTAACTACTAATTATAATCAAAAAGCTTATGAGTTTTTTGTACTTGATAAAAAGTTAGATTATAAGTTACACGATGCAGTTATTTATATTTTGTTAAACGGTTTTAGACCTTTTGTTATATTTAATCCCGATACTACTGCTAGGTGGTCAAAAGATTTTTCTACATTGTTAGAACTATATGACGCAATACTTGTAAGCCTAATTCTTATTATAAAAGATTACAGCTCACAAATGGGACACAACCCTCACTTGTTAGGTAAAAATAAAATGCTTTATAGCATAATTTATAAAGAATTTATGATGGGCGATTTGCTTAACCAATTTTTGTAAATTCTTGATGTAAAGTAAAGGTATGCCTTTACGACACAAACTATTACCAGAGACTGCAACAATACAAACCGTTACTGATAGCAATATCGATGAACGAGGTTTACCCAGTGATAATTGGGCAAATACTTACACAAATGTAAAATGTAAATTTATTTCGGCTGGTGCAGAAGAAGATAGAGAAGGTAGGAACACTACTATTGAAAGTTTTAATGTTTATGTAGAAAAAGGGGTAACTGTAACACCGGGTGACAGAATAAAACGCGGAAATGTTTTTCACGAAATTATTATGGTTCAACCTGTATTAGATAGGTAT